AGAGTTTAAATGGGTGTATTTACGATAAATAATAGTTACAACGGAGTTGATCAATGGCATATCAAGTAGACAAATTTAATGGAACGTTCTTAGTCTCTGTCGACGACGGTACCATTGATACCACCACTGATTTGCGTTTTGTAGGTAAGAATTACGCTGGCTACGGCGAAGTACAGAACGAGAATTTCCTACATTTGCTGGAAAACTTTGCCAATACATCAGCACCTCCAAAAAAAGTAACTGGCCAAATTTGGTATGATAGCGGCCTAAAAAAACTACGATTCTATGACGGCACAAAATTTAGAACAGCCAGTGGCGCAGAGATAGGACCTACTCCTCCCAGCGGATTACAGGCTGGAGATTTTTGGTTTGATACCGGAGCAGAACAACTGTATGCCTATACTGGCACTGAATTTGTATTAATCGGTCCCGAAACTCTGCCAGATCTGGGTGCATCAGCAGTACAGGCACAGGTAGTCAAAGACACTCTCAACAACAATCATTCCATAGTGAAATTTCAATCTGGCGGTGATGTAATATCAATTGTCAGCAAAGATGCATTTACCCTAAACAGCGTCTTAAATCCTATAACAGGATTTTCAGTGATCAAGAAAGGTGTCAATCTAGTTAACACTAATGGTACAACTGGAGTAACAACCACAGATCATTATTTTTGGGGATCAGCAAGCAATGCATTAAGACTGGGTGGTTATGCTGCCAGTGAATATGTTAGACTAGGTGAGATATCTTTTACCAATGCAATTGCTTTTGCCGATGCCGGTCTCACAGTAGGCGATCAAAATGATTTAAGAATCCGTGTTGAAAACGGTGATGAACCTATTATTGAAAACAGATTAGGCAACACCATAACTTTGAGAATAAGAGTATCGGATAGTGATCTTCGAAATGTTGGCATAATAACTCCAACTGGCATGATTCCGGGCTCAGATAATTTCTTCACTTTAGGGTCCACGGTCTCTAAATGGTCCAACGTGTATTCCACCACATTCACCGGAGCATTAACTGGTAATGTAACCGGAAATACCACAGGTGTACACAAAGGCAACATACTTGCCGACGACAATTCTGTGGCCTATGCCGCAGTTACAAAAATATTCTCAGGCAGCTTCTCGGGAACACTCACTGGCAACGTGATAGGTTCAGTCACAGGTACATCTACCAATGCTTTGACTTTGAACAGTCTAGTCGGAGAACTTGGTGCAGTGGCAACTTCTGTGGCTCTGCGAGATAGCAGTGGTAACATCACTGCTACTAGATTTGTTGGAGTCGTAGATAAATCGGATAGAACTAGAATAAATGATTCAGCAGTAGATACAGATCCCAATTATAGATCAGCCAAGACCACAAAAACAGCCAACACAATTGCAGCTAGAGATGGTTCGGGAAATCTATTAGCTAATACCTTCGATGGTACTGCAACAGCAGCGCAATATGCAGATCTTGCTGAAAAATATCTAGCAGATAAAGAATATGAAGTGGGCACAGTAGTCGCGGTAGGCGGAGACAAAGAAGTCACTGCCGCACAGCACGGCGACCGAGCTGTGGGAGTAGTATCAGCCAATCCAGGATTTATGATGAACAAGGATCTTGAAGGCGGAACGTATATTGCTCTTAAAGGGCGTGTGCCGGTGTATGTCACTGGAGCTGTGAAAAAAGGTCAACGTCTTGTAGCTGCAAACAACGGCAGTGCTGTAGCAGCCGAATCGCAGGCAACCGATGTGTTTGCTATTGCATTGGAATCAAACACAGACCTAGATCGCAAACTAGTTGAAGCATTGGTATTATAAGGAAAATTTATGGCAATCGGTGATTTTATTTCTGCAACTGATTATAATACAATCAGAACAAAAATATTCAATGTAATGGCTACAGGAGCTGGTAATTTTGGTTACGGACAAACCACATTCAGTTCTTTGGTGGCAGAAGGAAATTCAGTAACAAAGGCTCAATGGGACGCTTTGAGATATGATATCTACAATGCATTGTTACATCAAACAGGTTCAGCCGCAGCATTGACTACAGTGGCTGTGGGTGATGTGATAAGATATGGAGCCAGTCAACCTAATTTTCAATACAACACCTTTGCAGATACAGCAACTACAAATAGATTTGATCTAGGTACCGGCCAATTTGTCACAGAGGCCATTGACAGCAAAACATTCACATCTTCTTGGGCAAATTCTTTAACTGCTACTGCCACTATTACATTCTCCACAGCTGAACAGGCAAGATTTTTCTTTAACGCTGGCGGAAAGATTCGATTCGCTAGTTCAAGAACCGGCGGCAACGGTGAAGCACAAAACACATCTTGGAGCAATCTTCTCAGCGGCGCAGGTACACAGGCATTCGCTGGTGGATTAGTCGGTATTAATTTCTTTTCACTCACCAACTCTTATCAAACATTTTATACTACAATCGGTAGTGCGGCTTATTCTGCCAATCAGTGGAGACTTGAGGCTTTATGCAATGTCAGTAATAATACCACAGGAACGGCCAATTCAATAACATTTCGAGTAACTTGGACAGATAACTACACAGATTCAGGAGCAGGCGGTTCACCAAATCCTCCTCCAGGCGACCTAGTGGATGGCACACTTACACTTACTGTTGACCAGGTGCGTCCGTCTGGATTCCTGCAACCCAGCGGCACCTTTACTATCATCGCACCGAGCACCACATCAGTCAGCGCAATTTCCGGTTCATAATTTTTAATCTCCTTTAAACCATCACATAAATAATGTGCGTGTTTAATAGGAGATACCATGGACGAACGTCTAAAAGCTGCTCTTGATTTTTCTAATTATAGACAAACCCTAGCAATCCAACGAAAAACTCTTAGAGAGAAAATCGAAGGTAAATTAACCTACGGCCATTCCGGCGGAATTTTTAAAATTGACAGGTCTCTGTTGGTATTTGTTCAAATGCTAATTGATCAAGGTCGAACAGAAAATGTTCCTTTAATTGATCAAAATGAAAATCCAATACTCATAGCTAACTTAGAAGAATTTCGAGATGAAATTTTAGATAGATATTTTTCCTCAACCTATGAGTATCATGAAGAATATCAAAAAATAAAATCCAGTAGAACTGTAGAAAAATTGCTAAGCCTATGACTAGAGGAATATTGATTTTTGCTCATAATGGTCCTGAAGTTGACTACGGTACTATGAGTATAATTGCGGGAGGCCTAGCAAAGAAACATCTAGGTCTACCTGTAAGTTTGATCACAGACAAGTGGACAGTTGGCTGGCTTAAAGAATCTAATATGTATGAGACGGCCGTAACAGTTTTTGATAAAATTATTGAAATTGAAAAGCCTCGAACAAAAAATACAAGAAAACTACATGACGGATTTTACAGCCAAACTGTACCCTTTGTTAACTCAAATAGATTTTCAGTTTGGGATATTAGTCCGTATGATCAAACCCTGTTAATTGACAGCGACTATTTGATTTTTTCTAATCGATTAAATGAATATTGGAGTGTAGATAGTAGTGTAATGTTGGGACATTCTATGAATGATATTACTGGCGATCGTAGCGGTGTACTAGATCAGCGAGTAAGCGAAACAGGAGTACATATGTTTTGGGCAACCACAGTGATGTTTACCAAGAATGAAGAAAGCCGTTTCTTTTTTAAACTAGTGGATTTTATCAAAGATAACTATGTCTATTACGCTGATTTGTTTAGATTCAATTCTAAACAATACCGGAATGATATTGCATTTAGTATTGCCAAACATATTATGAATGGGTTTGAAACTGAATTTGTTTACACATTGCCTCCTATATTAACTGTGTTTGATAAAGATATCTTACAATCAGTAAACAATACAACACTAACTTTCTTAATTGATAAACCTCTTAATTGCGGCGAGTTCTTAGCCGCTACCACAACCGGTCTAGATGTGCATGTTATGAATAAACAAAGTATTATGAGACATAAAGAAAAATTACTGGAGTTAATATGAACTTTGGTTATTTGATTGTAGTTTCAACAAATGCAGAAATAGATTATCTTAAGTTGGCATATGCACTGGCACTGAGTATCAAAAATACACAACAACCTGGATACGATCAAGTAGCATTAGTAATTGATGATTTAGAATCAGTTAACAGCTTAAAAAGTCCTTGGGTATTTGATCATGTTATTCATTGGGATAAAGAAACACATTGGGACGGTCGAAGCTATATGGATCAGTTAAGTCCGTTTGACAGCACTGTCTGCCTTGATGCAGATATGTTATTTTTAAGAGATCATAGTCATTGGATTGATTACTTCGTTGAAAATTGTGAATTATATATTCCTTCAAAGGCATTTACCTATAGAGGAGAAGTGATTACCAACGACTATTATCGTAAAACATTTACAAAAAATAATCTTCCTAATTTGTATTCTATGTTTACATTTTTTAAGAAAGATTCTGCACTTGCAGAAGAATTTTTTAATCTAGGTAGATATATTATAAAAAATCCTATAGAATTTAGCAATTTATATTTGAATAAATTAAAACCAAAAGTCGTTGGCACCGATGAGGCCTTTGCGTTAAGTGCTAAAATTTTAGATATTGATAGCGAAATCAGTTACGACTTAGAGTTCCCAAATATTGTACATATGAAACCTATGGTACAAAATTGGCCGTGGAGTGCAGACAAAGTAACTGAACATGCAGGCTTTTATTTTACCACCTCCGGAAATTTAAAAATTGGAAATTATCAACAGCATAGTATAGTACATTATGTTGAGAAAGATTTAATGAACGACGAAATTGTCAGCATGTTAGAGGAGATTGCATGGGACAAGAACTAATGGACTTTGATGAATGGATTAATTTACCGGCCAATCAAACAATCGAATATTATGCGACATTTAAAGAAGATGGCTCTTTATTAGGAGTCTATCCTTCTCATGCTATCGGTGATGTTCAAAATAAAATAAAAATTGATGAAGATATAGCAATAGCAATTTCTAACGGAGTTGAAAATTTATTTTCTTATAAAGTTGACATTCCAACTCAAAAACTTCTTAAGATAAACAGATTTGCAATGCACAATTTAATAAAAATTGATGATGTGCTACACAGAATTATAGATAAAAAATGGTCAAATATTAATGATCCTGATATCATTGTGAATTACAGCAGGGATGATAATTTATTAAATTTTTCTATGAGTTCACAATATTCCAAAAATATTATATGGGATGGTGATACTGCAATGATTTTTTTAATAACAGAATACAACGATCCTAATGCATTAATCGAAATGATTAGCATCAGAGTAGGTGACATTACAGAAAATACAAAATCTTTTCAGCTAACACTACCTAACAAATTTAGTGTTTATACACGAAGAATTTTTGACAAATATGTATTTGAGACAAAATGAAAACAGTAGAATTTGATATTATCTTTTTAAGCTATGATGAGCCCAATGCAGAAGAACACTATGCAGACCTATGCAATAAGGCACCGTGGGCAAAACGGGTACACGGAGTTAAAGGTAGTGACGCTGCACACAAAGCCGCCGCAGAATTAAGTGAAACAGAATGGTTTGTTACAGTAGACGCTGACAACATAGTCAACATTAAATTTTTTGATTACGAGGTTGACACTACACAGTCTAAAATAAAAACATTTAGTTGGGTTGGAAGAAATAAACTTAATGGATTAAAATATGGCAACGGCGGATTGAAGCTTTGGAGAAAAGACTTTGTGCTAGACATGAAAAGTCATGAAGCCAGCGATAATGATCGTGCTCAGGTAGATTTTTGCTGGGAAGACGGTTACCAGCAATTTCCTGAATGCTTCAGTGATACTGTTATCACAGGCAGTCCCTTTCAAGCATGGCGAGCAGGGTTCCGTGAAGGTGTTAAAATGACCCTGCATGACGGAGTTCGAGTGCCGCCTTTAGAAATTAAAGAGAGAGTATGGTGGCATAATATTCATAGACTGCGTATGTGGTCAACTGTTGGTACACATGAAGAAAACGGAATCTATGCTGTTCTTGGTGCCCGCATGGGAACATGGATGACTAACTGTACTGATTGGAATTATGTAGATGTTCGAGACTTTGAATTATTAAAAGCTATCTACGAAGAAAAAGTCAATCATACATTTGTAGAACAAGATGCACAGGATTACGGAACAAAAATTAATCAGCAACTAGGATTAGACTGGCCTTGGTTAGATGCTCGCCACAGTAAATACACACTAGACCTATACGAAGAAACTGTTAACCTTGGATTAACCTATTATCGGAATATTGTGCATGTATGACATTATTTTTTTAGGAGATGACGATGCCAAATGGGATAAATTCAAAAAAGAATATCCTGCATCTCATCGTGTGCGTAAGATAACAACATGGACTGATTTAAAAAAAATAGCATTTACCAATCATTTTTGGATTATATGGGATAATATAGAATTTATATCCGGATACAATCTAAATGATTATCGTGTATCAAAATGGGAAGAACAATACACTCATATTTTTCGCAACGGAAAATATTATGATGGTGTAGCATTAGTTTCTAAAAAACATTTTCCGTCTAATAGAGAATTTAATCATAGATTCTTTGTGCATAAGAAAGAGATAGATGTTACACTATCTAATCCTAAACCGTTTGATATTATCTTTATTAGCTATCAAGAACCTACAGCTGATGAAAACTATCAAACACTGTTAGAAAGATTTCCTAGAGCAAAACGTGTACACGGAGTTAAAGGAATTCATCAAGCACACATCGAAGCAGCAAAACTATCAACCACTGATATGTTTTGGGTAGTTGATGCTGATGCTGTTGTAGAACCTACATTTAATTTCGAAGTAGATCAATTTCCTGAGCATGACACATATACTAAATCAATTGTGCGAGTATGGCGGAGTCGAAACCCTATTAACGGATTAAGATACGGCTATGGCGGTATCAAACTATTACCTAAGAACTTAACTATCAATATGGATCTATCGAAGCCGGATATGACTACATCTATAAGTCCGTCCTTTACCGCTATGCAAGAAGTAAGTAATATTACCTGTATCAACACGGATCCATTTACTGCTTGGAAATCAGCATTTAGAGAATGTGTAAAATTATCAAGTAAAACAATTACAGGCCAGGTTGATAGAGAAACAGAATATCGATTATCAGTGTGGTGCTCTACAGGTGCAGATAAGCAATACGGTGAATATGCAATTAAAGGGGCGATTGCCGGAAAAGAATTTGGGACAATTAATAAAGATAATGTTGATCAACTACAATTAATTAATGATTTTGATTGGCTGCTAACACAATTTCAATCTTCTTTGCCGTAAAATTTTCTCCAGTTTCTTTTATTGGGCCTAGTATTTCCTTTATGCGTCCATATACGATCAATTTGACTATCTTCTCCGCAGGTACTAGAGCAATACATAATTTTATTATTGTCTTTTTCACTCCACGAATCTGCAAATACTCTATTTAAATGTCCAGCATCGAGTATTTCTTCTAATGTGTGGTTGTGTAAATTAAACTTATCGTGTCCGTAGTCTTTTACTTTTCTTTTTAATTGAACAATTTCAGGAGTTGAATGTGTGGTTTCTATAGTAGTGCCAACATAGCAGCATGGTCTAACTATGCCTGACGAGCTAACATATATTTCTTTACCACCACCCCAGGTCTTAGATTTACATTTTATATTTTTTTTATTGTAATCATCGAAGTCAATTACAGCTTCTTTAAATGTTTTTCCGTCATAGTTTTCTATTAATTCTTCATGGGGATCAACAACTTCTCGTTTGTAAAATTTAACAATAGTTGAATTTACATCTATTTGCCATTCTATAATATCGGAACTGTTGGTTGAATTTCTATTGGCCAATTCAACTGGTGGTTCTAACCAGTACAGTAAATTTCCTTCGCCGTCTAATACAGTACGCTTCACTAACGACCCGTCAACGTCAAACCCAAGAGCTTTCTTTGGCGCAAAGTTATAAAACCCAATATCTTTTGAAAACTGTGTTGCTTCGGCAATTTGATGTTCGTTGTGTTTAAAAATTAAATAGTCCCATTCGGCTCTTCCACCATGGTCTATATAAGCCTTTACATTTCTAATCAACGTGGTCCAATTAACGTTTCTTCTGTACAAATGATTAGTATCTTCTAACCCGTCAATGGAAAAAATAATTCGTAGTCTATGATCGTGAGCCTTAGAAATTTCACCTAATCGACTCCAGTCCTTAACTCCTCTCATCCCGCCGTTGGTGTTAACAGTTACATTTAATTTTGGGTTGATGTTAAAAAGATAATCAACGATCGACACAAAATCCTTTGCCATACCAGGATCTCCCACAGTACCACAAAATAACCAGTGATTGGTTCTATTAATAATGGCAGGAGAAAACCATTTTTTAAATTGTTCAAGAGAAATTTGCGCTAGTTCGAGATCAGGCCTTACAATTTCCGATCCTTCGTAGTACCTTGGGCATAGTGGACAGGCAGCATTGCAATAACTTGACAATTCACAATGTATTTGAAATAGTTCCTCTTTAACCCAAAAATTATTTGTTGTCATAATTCTTTATTAAATCTCCAAACTCTTTAAATGTTGTATAGTAGTCTTCTTTTCTATAGGCATCGTGTACGGCAATTTCTTTTGTAAAGTTGTCCCAACGCCATTGTTCGAATGTGCCGTCCTTTACAAATTGTATGATTCCTGGCAGTTGATGCCATATTGATTCATAAGACTTATCGATTGTTTCCAATTTTTTGCAAATTTCTTTTTTGATAGAATCTGGAAATATTTGACTACAGTAATAATCTGGATAGTGAACTAGATTCAAATACACATTCCAATCCTTCTGGAAAAAGTCAACTACTTCGGGAATATAATAAACATTCAACGCACTTATAGTATGGCATACATCAAAGTATAGATTGGGCCGATCTTTAGACCATTCCTTGGCCTTGAGCATGTTGGCATAGACTTCGTCCCATTTTGCAGGGTGCCTCATAAACTCAAATCTTTCGCCTAGTCCGTCAATGCTAAATCCTATGTTAACAAACTTAAAATTTTCTAACAACGGTAATAATTCTTCTGGCCATTGTGTTCCGTTAGTGTTATAGTGTAGGCTCATATTCTTGGCCCAACCATTCTTAACACATGTTCTTATAAATTCCCATTGTTGTTTAATCAACCATGGTTCACCGCCGTAGAAATCTACCACAATGATTCCTTCGGCAATCTTTTCTAAATTGGCCCATAGCGGACTTTCTTTTTCCCAGCTATTGTTATACCCTTTTGAATCTATCAAGAACTGTTTATAGGTAGTTTTTTCTTTGTCAACTTTGGTGTCATAGTATTCTTTAACCCATTGACTACTGCTGTAGGGATGACAAGTGCGACACTTGATATTGCAAGTATTGCCCATGTTAAGCTCTAAGGTCTTAATACCGTCGCCTTCCTTAAAATCAAACTTTCGATTGTCTCGAATACGTTTGCTATCTCTCCCGGCATCTTCTTCGTTCCAACATTTAGAACAAGCAGGATGTCTTTTGCCCTGTCGAAAATATTCACGCACTTCTTGCATCCACGGTTCTACCCACAAATCTTCTAGATTGTTATCTAAAACTCTACCCTTACTACTGCCGTTGATCATACAGCAGTGTTTTATAGTTCCTGTAGAATTAACACTTAAATTATGAGATGCATTTACGCAATAAAACTCATTTTCCATAATTCTCATATTCCTGTTTGCATAGTGCCATGAATTCTAAATACTCCGGGAATAAAGAATAAAAGTCAGTATTGTTTCTTTTATCGGTTTCGTTAAAAAATACATAAAAATCTCTGCGACCTTTTTTAATTTTTTCTGGATCGACTGGATTTTGTTTCATGTAGTCAACTACTCGTTTAAACACTTCGTATTCAATTTCATTGAAACCTATTTGACTATCTGGAGTAATGAAATTATCCTTGATAAATTGCAAGTTGTCGTCCATGTACTTGTTAAATTCGTTGGTTAAAATGTTTATCATCCAATGCGCAGGCTCTTTCAAATAAGGAGTATCAAATTGAACACGCTGATGCCACGGTTTGCCAGGGTAGTCTTTTCTCAGCTGTAATATTTTATCTAACAAAGTTTTAAAATTAGCAACTGTTAGTACATTAAATGTAATCATAAAACTAATATCTTGCCCTGGCAAATTATCTAGATAATATCGTAAATTCTTTTCCCACAATACAACATCTAACCCAGTTCTAATGTACTCAGCTTGAGGACCCCACGTATCAATACTGGTGTATAATTTAAATCCTTTAATTGCTTTCTTATCAAGTAATCGCTGCACATACTCGACCATTTTTTGGACCAGTCTATGTGTAATACCTAGATTGCTGTTAACATGAATTTGTAATTCCGGTTCTGGCTCGTTCTCTAACATCTCTAGTAGTTTAAATGTGTTAGGGTTCATTAATGGTTCGCCACCAGTGATACGGAATACTTTTAGATCTTTCTTAAGTGTAGGCCACCATTCCCAAAATGCATCAACATAGGGGTTGGGATCATCTTTGTTAAAGAAGTCGCTATTATCTAAGAAGTCTATGCCGTATTGATTGTAGGTTAAATCATAATTGCCATGACGCTTAATTTCTTCCATCCAACTACTTGATGCCTGTGGGCAGCAATACCCACATCTAAAATTACAGCCATTTCCAAAGCTGACTTCTAGATGCCGCGGATTCCAATCAGCTTCCCATCCTGCCTCTACAATAGTATCAAGAGTACCCGGGTGATTAGAACTATGTTTCATGCGATCACTAATATGATTGCCTTCTAGGTCTTCGATATTCCAGCAGTAATAACATTCTTCGGGCCGCTTGCCCTCAAGCATCTGCTTGCGTACTTCTTTCTTCCACGGTGTATTATGCAATGCACTAGGATTGGCTTTTAATAATGTCTTATCCACTTTGTGTGGACGAGGGTGATAGCAACTATGATTGTCTCCCATGTGGAGATATAATGTTTCCATATTCCATTTTGCTAAACAAAATCCTTTGCCTACGGTGTTTAATTTATCGCGAGTTTCGTGAATAATTTCTATGTATTTTTTTGTCATTTTATGTTCTCGTACCAGTATTTAAGTTCAGGAAAAGTAGAAACAAAATCAGTTCCTCGTCTGCGATCATGCTCTTGAAAAAACTGTTTAAAATCTTTTGCATTTTTTAACAGGTCTGCGCTATTGCATTTATTATTTTCTATTACGTCTATATTTCTTTCTAATTTTTCTACTTCGTAAGATTTAAATCCCTGCGAAGTATTGTTATATGATTCTCGGCTATTGTTATTCTTCATCCAATCAAGAGTGTGTTTGAGTATATCAAGTTGTTCCTCTGAACAATTAAACACACTCATCCAATCGGGTTTTCTTAATAGAGGAATGTCAAACCATATACGTTGAAACGATGCTTTACCTTTAATTTTTTGAGAATATTTTTTTCGAAGATCTAAAATCATTTCAAGGTATTCTTTTAATTGGTATATGCTGAGAACATTGAACGTATTAATAAAACTAACACTGGTATTTTCTGTTTCGGATAAGAATCTTTCTACGTTGTTTTGCAATTTTTTAAAATCTAATCCATTTCTGATATATTCAGCCTGTGCACCAACGCTGTCTAAACTAACATATAAACTGAAATGCTTACATGCATGATCTTGATATTTGTACAAATAGGTAAAACTTCCATTCTCATTTGCTGGTCCAATGCCGTTAAATGTTTCTGGTATATCCTCTCTTTCAATGCTAGGCAGATCTGTTTTATGGTAAAGTTTATTTTGTTTGCCTATTACAAAGTGAGGCCAACTTTGCCATTCTGATCCGTCTTTGGGATCAGGAGTATAACACTCTACAACATGGTCTACCTTATCTAAGGTTTTAATTTTTTCTAAAAATTTATCGAACAAGTCTCCTGGAGGACACATGTTGCTGGTTACACTTAATTCTAAATTTTTATTAGGATGTTCTTTTACATAATCCAAAATCTTAAAAGTATTTGCATCCATTAACGGCTCGCCACCGGTCATCCTAAAAACTTTCAATGTGGTATACAACGATGGCCACCATTGCCAAAATGCTTGAACGTATGGATTATCTTTGCTTGACGCAACCAACGGCATTAGTCTAGCATCTCTTAATGTTTTTATTTGATTATGCTCGTAATCATCGATAACATATGGACCATGTGTTTCTATTTCTTTTTCCCACTCACTGCTAAGATGAGGACTGCAATAACTACATTTAAAATTGCAAGTTTGATTAAAATTAACCTCTACATAAGTGGGATCTATATTTGAATCTGATGGCAGATCTTGTATAGATGATAGTTTATCTATTGCCCAATGCTCGCTGCTGCGATAATATCGATCACTAATATGTCCAGAGTCTTCAATTTTCCAACAATATTCGCAGCCAGCAGGTCTCTTACCGTCCAGCATCAATTGCCTTTCGTGAAATTTTTGTTTAGTATTATGGAGGGCAGAAGGATTAGTTAATAACTCTTCTGCATTTATATCGTGTGTTGGGGGATGATAACAACTATGAGTCTTTCCATTAGTTAAATGTAAACTAACCTGCAACCATTTAGCAGCACAGAATGTGGGACTGATATCGTCTATTGTTTGTTTAGACGAGTCAAAGCCTTTAACATAAAAATTAATTGCTTTAGTTTCCACATTCTTATTTAAAAAAGTCATTAGATTGATTTTGTATGTCTTTTTTTAATTTTTCAACATCAATTTTAAAATCAATCTTTTTAATATCTTCTTTGTATTCAGCAAATGTTTCTACTAATCTATTAGCAATTATATCGCTGTGACTGTTAGACAACTGTTCAGCAATATTGATCTCCCATATTCTACCATTGCCGAATTCCAACCTAATTGATTCTAGGTAGTGAACCGGCATGGTATTCATATAAAGATCTTCAAAGACTTCTGGCCATTCCTGTACAAGATGCTTTGGCGGTTTAAACAACGGTTTAGGCACTTTCGGCTTCTTTGGCCTTTGCCGCTTTCTTTGCTGGTGGATCTAAATCGTCTGCTTCTTTACGTAGACGGGCAGCTTCTTTGTACATCGAATCAGCCTGACTGCGATAACTCTTGGCAATGTCTTTATCAGATAAAACTTCATTAGCAGCTGCCTTGAGAGGTGCTACTGCAGGTGTCGGCGGAGGAGCAAGGTCTTTGACCGTTACAAGTTCTTGGACTTCCGGAGTATTTTTCTTAGCACCGGAAACAAACGTACATAAGTCATCTACTGCACAGTTTTTTTGTTCAGCGATAAGTGTATTAAGTTGATGCAGAGCAATTTCGCTGCCAGGCGACGGCATCATTAAAACATCGTCTGTAGGAACCTTGGCCATTCTGTTATCAGCTTTTAGAGCCTGCAACATTGGACGGCCGTCGGAAAATGATCTTGTAAATAATACTTCACCAAATTCAAATGCTGCCTGTGCTTCGGTGGTTTCGACCAACTTCATGATATCGTCATGATAGTTATCTGACAGGCTGGATACCGGAATAACCAATGCCTGATTGGATTCGCCAGGTAGTGTTCTAAAAGCTACTAGCACCTTAGAACCTGCTTTTTTCATTTTTCCTACATGTTTTAATGATTTCATCACTGATCCTTTTTAGTAACAGCTTCCAAGAATGAGTTAAGTTTATTATAAATCTTACCAACTGCTTCTAATTCGGCTGCTTTGAACGCTCCGCGTTGACTGGCCACATCTAATATGCTTCGTAGTGCGGACAAGTCGTTGATATTTAAATCGGGTGCTGCTGATTGCTGTGCTTCTGCAGCTGGTTGTGCTTCTGGTGTTTTAACTTCTTCGGTCATGTGTTTCTCCTTATATGTGGACATGCTAGCATAAAATAAGTCAGCTCTTTATGATCCTCGAATCCTACATAAGTGGCAGTCTTAAGTTTTCCATCTTGTGAAATACCAGGCTGTCTTTTTATGTAGAATCTTCCTACCAACTTGGATCTAATCCAAGTTTCAACATCTGATCCAAACAGGTCTACATCAGCCAGTTTCATTTTAGCAAAATGTGGAGCTACCGAATCAATCTGTCTGTGATTCAAAATGTCAAGAGCGTTTAGTTTTAACATAGTGATATTTAATTCAAAGATAATTTATTGAGAAGATTCTTGGCTTAATCTTTTATTCAAGGCTTTTGCAGAACCCATTTTTCTAACATCGCCGGCAAATAAGTACAGTTCAAAAGCGGCTTTTTCGGACAATACCTTGATATACCGTTTTTGTAAATGGAACGGTGAATCCAGATATTGATCCATCCAAATTAACACCTGCGGCCCTATTGTTAGATCTTTTGGAAGTTCTATTTTGTAAGTTTTGATTTCTGATTTGGTTTCTACAAACTCTAGGCATTGATCGGTCATTCGCAGTCCACCGACATCTTTACCTCGAGTACTATACCACCAAACAGCACGAAATTTTTTAACGTATTCTGCATCATGCGGTTGTCCCGCAGCTTTGAGGAATACCGAAGTATAGGTATCCTTGCGGTCCATAGCTTACTCTATCTTTTCACCTTGACTGAGTTTATAAACTGCAAAGTCTTGAGTCTTGAAAAGTTTGTTAAGTTTTTTTGCAAGATTGTGTGCATGACCGGGATTGCTAAATGAAACCTTTTTGTATTTAGGACCGGGGTAACTGGCTACTAGACTACCACTCTTTAGATTGAATGGCTCACCTTTATAAAACACAGCCCAGATGGCATCGCTTTCAAGAATTTGTTCGATCTTAAAAGTGTCCTTATTGGCATGTTCAAGTATAACTTTGGGTTTTGGTCTGCTCATTAATACGTGTTTCCTAATTAACCACGTATATATTTATCAAGAACTGAAGCCGCCCCCGTCGAACTTTACGTCGATTTTAGTGGTTGATTCTCGTATTTCAGCCAGCATAGCATGTATTTCTTGAACGGTACGACCTAACTTGGATGTTAATACTGCTAATTCAGCAGTTAAGTCTTTGGCTTCTTGTATTGATATTCTAATGTCTTTTTGTTGACTACGTTCAGCGGCCGCAACTCTGGCTAGCAATTTTTCTACGCTAGGTAGATTTGTGGGCAAATTATTTTGAGACATTTGCCAGCACCTGCCGCATTTCTAGTTCAGTTCTAAAGGGACCTTGATAACCGTATCTTTGAAGAGTAATCAACTTAGGGCAAAAACTCTTTACCCACCCCTTGTCAAATTTAATTACATAGTAGCCTGCACAATACAAACTTTTTGAATCACTGCTTTTTGTAAACAGGGGTAATTTACGTTTAATGTCAAACATTGCATTGTGCGGTTCGGTACTTGTTGAGTATCCATGAACTTCATTTGGCAGTGCATTGTCTGCTTCTTTAATAATCTTTGCAACAAAGAAATCTTTACCAAATTGTCGAGTAAGACTTTCTTTAGTGTCGTAAATTTTAATTCCTAATTCGTTGCTGAGAACAAATCGATTGTCTTCATTTTTTCTTAGAGTGGCAAATTTTGTACCATCCTTTTCAACGATCCAGAATTTATTTTCTATAATTGGTTTAGCGTGTAAGTCTGTCATAGCGTGTATCTCGCATTAAGTGGTTCGGCATAGGCCTGTGCCTGATCAGCAATCTTTTTAAGATCATAAAGATTACAAAATTTCATTAATCTAATTCCAACTTGGCTGACATTTTTATTTGCCTGCGTTGCTGTAGTAATCGTGTCAACCATAATTTGTTTAATATCAGCGGGTTGTGCTGTAAGATCAATTAATTGACGATTGCGTTCGTAGTCATCTAGCACACGATGTTCTAGACCATTATGGTCGGACCAGCGTTGCAACATGAGATTGTTCCA